TATATTTGTTTTTATCATACTGAGTTGTTGTTGCTGCTTCATATCCACCGATAAAAAAACCTGATGCGTTATAATATCGCGAAGGAACACCACCTACACCTTCAGTTGTAATCATTATATTTCCTGGTACGGCAACACCTGTTGTGCCTCTCCAATTTAAAAATGCTCCATAGGATAATTTCTTTGATGTTTCATTATACTCTGGTTCTTCATAAAATGTATCTTCATCATCCTTAATATATGTTATATACAAAGGTTCAGAAGGAGTATTATATTTAATTGCTGTTGCAGCAACAGTTGTGGAAGCATTCATATCTGAACCAAACTCTTTCCTATCTGATGCTAATGTTTTTGATGCGTTCTCATATGCTTGAACCATATCCAAATGTAAGAACCTTGAATTATCAGATGTTAATCTTGGTGTGTTAGTATGATAAACCGATGAAGCATTTCTAAAATCCCATAATTCAGGATATAATTCTTGTGTTTTTAACCATAACGCCAAATCTTTACAATTTCTATCAGTATATGTCATATTAAATACAATTCGCATTGTTGCCCTTCCTGAAACATTATCATTGCTTACATGTGTTATATATTTATACCGACCACCTTGAAAAAGATTTTCTCCCCAATTTTGACGACCACTTTCTACAAAATCAGGTCTTTTAAAACATACATTTTGAAATGAATTCATCCATCTTAATACAGGCTCTAATGGTGCGGGTGCCCCCGCACCAGTATAATGATAGGCCATAGCATCATTGTATGAAAACGAGCTGAATTCGTTATTAGCACAATTAAATGGTTTGTATGTATCAGTTTTATAGATTGCTCCCAACACACCTTGTCCTTGATATTGTTCGTATTCACTCGGATTTGCTCCCAACCATTGATCGTATTTTTGTATCGCACTTGCATTTTGTAATGAATTAGTAAATGTTTCAGCAATAAAATCAGCACTTCTTCTTCCTTTTGGTATTGTAACAGATTTTAGTTCCCTATAAGGATAATAAGTAGCAACAGCAGGATCAATACTTCCATTACCATTGTGTAATTCATAAGCAGTTGGACTACTCGGTACAGATATATTAGGATCAAAATATGTCATACCATTTCTTGTAAATAATGTGTATTTTGTACCATCTTGTCTTACTTTTAATAATTCACGATTATCTTTCCATAATGCGTTCCATACTGAACTTGCGTTACGATCTCTTCCATAATCTTCTTCTACTATTGTTCCATTTCGTTGTTGGTGTATCGTAGCACCAGTTAAATGACTATCAACACTATCATAAGCATCTTTTTTATCTGATGCCCCGAACCTTCGTGGTAATGAAAAACAATTTTCACCATTTGTTGTTTTAAAATAATTAATAGTCATATGAACCTCGTTATCATGAAGATTTGCCGTATGTGTATATTTTTCCGTTCTTACAGCACTATATGTATTTAACACATTAAAATATCCATCATCATTGTAATAATCAAAACGATTGTATGGAATAAATTTTATTAAGTTTTCTATTCTAATTCTGCCTTTTAACTGATTTCCTTTCAATTCAATTGTATCACCCCCAGCACCAACTTCCGAAATCATAGCACTATGAACTGAAACTTTATCACCAGGATTTAACATAAATCCCTCATCTACTTTATTCATAAATAAAGCATTATTTGAAGTATTGCCTGAATTAACATCAATACTTGCCTTACGAGAACATTCAAGTAATCTTAAATCTGTGTATGGGATACTCTGCACCTGATTATCCATTATTTAATTAATATTTATATTTATAATTTGAAAGTTTATTTTTGTTTTGTTACACATTAAAAAGGATTATGAAGCGTCGGTATGTATCAAAGAAAGCCAGCCGTAAGAAATCCGTTCTCTAATGAAGCAACTTTTGATATTTCGATAAAGGTTCTTTGTGTGTATGTGTTGCTTCCAGCAAGTGCAGGTAGTGAATCAAGTTTCGTAGTTAGTTCCAATCCGCGAGCATTCACACGACCAGCGGGCAGTTTGTATGCTTGGAAAAAGAAGTTGCTCGTAACACCACGAGAACTATTCTGAGTATTTAGTTCGTAAGTCGCACTGGTAAGAGTATTACCTTCGCCAGCATATTCTTCACGACTTACAAATGGTAATGAACCCATCGCCCGAGAAGTCTTATCAAACAATACAGCACTATTTGACAAATCAATAGGGAACACAAAGAAATCATTCATACGGATATTAGTCGTAAGAGTATCATTTTTCTTTGTCCCACTTGAATAATCCTTATCAGGGGCAACAGCAGCATACTTGTTAAGAACAAATCTTTCAGTTCTATTATCATCATTGATAAAAGTCATAACCTTGGTTACAATACGTCCTGCCCCACCCAAATTTCTAACAGAGTTCCTAGCATCCGCAACAGATAATGTAGTTTTGGTTAGACGATAATCATTGTATGTAAAGTTAGTCGGTTGCGAGTTGTATGCAGCCAATTGCTGAGACATGATTTCACCATCATAGAAAATATAATCAGCAACAAGTTTAACTTCAGTTGTATCAATATCAATACTTGAACCAATCGTAGCGTTATTGGAATTTACAGATACACGTCCACCAACCTGACCTTCCCACACAAGTTCAATTGAGATTTCTTCTTTCATTGCGAACAATGGGAGATTAAGACCTTTCATAAATGGGAATAATTCCGCAAGCGTTACAGAAAATACTGGTTTGTTGTTAATATCTAACTCAGCAAGACCATCAAGATTTCCTCCATCATATTCTAACTTGTTTCCAAGACCATATTGGTCGGCAGCAGTATTAGACTGACTTCCAGCAGTAGAGTTGTAACGGAACTCGTGCGCCATTTGGCGACCCGACATATATGCTTCGCGGTCTCTATTGATTTCGTTAGATAGGAAAATACTTTCAAATGCCTTGAAGTGATTGTAATCATCAAGTTCAGAAATAGTATTACCACCGACCTTTAGTGTGGCGCGTTTAATTAGTGAATGAACACCAATATTTAGTGGAAAGAAAGCACCCGAAGTAGTTGAAGCATTACCTTTCACACATAAGGTAATACGCGAACCATCGTGTAAATAACCTTTGTTTTGTAAAACGAACCGACAGTTTCTTTGTGTATTTACGACAGGGTCCAGCACATCAGAAGTGATATCCATAGACATATTAGATTGAATTGCACCGACACGGATTAAATCAGGAACATTGCTCTGATCCATTTTTGGTGGTGCTACACCGACAGTTTCTTTTACGCCGATTTGTTGTGAAAGATTAGACATTTTTTATAATATCTTGAAATATAAAAATAATTTAAAAAAAAAAATTTTTCATAAGGATTTTACTGAACAACTTGCAAACCTTGAGGTCCGAAAACAAGTGTTTGTCTTGAATGAACAAAAAGGAAAAGAGCATTTGGTGAATCCGTAGTTAAATCAGTTTCCATTTGGATACCAAACGGAGTTGTTGAGAAATCTTCCCCAACACCAGTACCTGTGGTGTCAAATGGGCAGCCAATACATTCCATAACACCACCATCAGCAGTTAGTGGTGGAACTGCTCCCTTGTATAATCGGTTCGTGTTAATTGGAGATATTTCGGCACGTAGATTTAATCCAGAAGTAATACTACTGCGTGCAAATGTTACAACTTGAGGATCTACAGTAGAAATAGAAGCAGATTCCTTTACATTCGTATCAATATTGAAAGCAATAGGCATTCTCATACCTGCTTTGGTAAAGATAATCTGTTTAATCGCTGCTTGGTCTCCATTTTTGTTCAATGGAGTAGTCGTAGCATATGAGTTGTAAGCAAGGTTATTCAAATATTTACTCGGACACATATTCATAAATACACCAAGAGTTCTTGATGTTCCAAGATTGAAATTGACAACCGCGTTTGCGGAATTGATTACATTGAAATAGGAAGTAATCGCATTGTATGTAAGTTGCCCCTGAGGAGGGAGCATGTTGCGGGGATCCGGTGGTACAACTAACTCACAATGAAGTCTTAGGTTAGAGAGTTGATAATAAGCATCTGTAAGTCCAGTGGTCGTTCCGTTCTGAGCATATAGAACATTAGCATCAGGTGAAAGATTAATAGATATTTCTACACCACCAAGGGAATCAGCACTCAATGGTATCATATTGCCTGAACTTAAAAATCCTGTAGGAATGTGAATACAAAATCTTGAACCATGTTGCGTTGCTGGGAAATCAACAAGTTCTCGCTTTTGCGTTTCATAGTTAGGCATCGTGAGAGCCATTTCATTCAAATGAGATAGTTTATCAGATTTAGAATTGACATATGGGATGTACGTAGAAAGGAAACGACCATAATGATTGATAGTTTCAATTACTTGTCGCGACCTTTGAGAAGTAATAGTCACTTTATCCATAATAGAATAAATAGCAAGTTTCTCATCTATCGCAAGTTGGTCGGCAGTAGTTGGTTTATCATCATTAGCATCTTTGAAAAATTCAATTTCACCACTGATACGAACACTCCCTGCGTCAAGCAAATGAGGTTGGGCACCAAGTAAAAATGATACAATTGGATTACCCTTCTTGTATGATACCTTTTGAGTAGAATTAACGTTTGATGGTTGAACTTCTTGATATATGATTGACATCTTTATAGGATAATTATATAATTATTTATATGATTATTTTTCAAAAAGTTTATTACAAAAATATATTTAATCTAAGTTTCCACGGTTATGGAGTCCGCTCGTATGTTAATACGTCTTATGTGGTGGACAAAATTACACCATAACTTATCTTTTACAGGAGCGTTTGAAGTATCTTGATAATAGACATTGAGACGACAATCCTTACCACGCATATCATACACGCCTGCATTGAGTGAGAAGGCACGCCCAATACAGAAGTTTTCACTAAACCGCGACATATCCATAGCAGGCATTCCTGCCTGAGCAAGTGCTTTGTCTAATTCAATAATTGGAATTGCTGCTATTGAGTTATTATCACTAATCTTGGTAGTATTTACATTCAATGAAGGTTGATTGCGTCCATCATAGAAAAAGAAGTATTCTGTTAGTCTATCAGATATACCTGCTATTCCAGACTGAGTAGAATGTAATGCTATATCAGTTTCTCCCCTGATATTGTAAGTTCCTGAACAACTAATACTATCACGTGTAGAATAGACACTTGCATCCGTTGGAACACAAATGATAGATCTGGCGCGTTGATGATTAGCAGGGATACCAATATTCGCAACACGATCGCCCTTAAGTTGCGAGTGGTTATAACATTGTGTAGATAAGAAATCATAAACCATCATTTTACCTTCGCGCATATCCCTTTGTGCTTCTGCTTTTGCCTGTGCTCCCATATCTATCTGATTAAGAACAAGTTCAGCATTGGATATTTCATAAGTTGGATTGTATGAAGTTGCGGCACGTACAGAAGTTGAATACATCGCAAAGTTTCCAGCATTAGTCAGTGAAGCACTTGGAGTTACAGAATTAAGAAGTGTTACCTTAACATATTTATTCGCACCTGTGCCTGCCGTAGATAATTCTTTAATAACAGCAGGATCTCCAGTGCCGGTAAATGTAGATTTACTGCGGTCGCTAATCTTTGCGAATTCAATTGTTTCTCCTACAACAAAAGGAAAGTTCGGGACTTCCCAGTTGTTATTATCGTGTTTTACATAGAATACATTAGATGCTGTTGCGGTACCCCACGTTGATGGAGCCACTGTAGAAGCATTCATAGAATGAAAAATAGGATTTAATGGAATACGTCTTTCATAACTTACACTATCTAACTGACGGAATACACGTTTGTTTTCACTTGTAAGGATAGTTACAAATAGACCATTCATTAATCCAACAGGAACAACCTTTTCATTTTGGAAAAGACCAGTGTGAAGAGGAAGTTTTAACTTACACTTGTGATATAATGAATTCGTAAATGAAGCATTTGTCGTTGCACTAGTTACAGATTCATAGTATGGACTAAACTTATGATTAGTTAAGTTAGACTTTGTAGTACCACGAGTACCACGACAATCAGGTGTCCATATACCAGCACCTTCATTTAAAGCACGTAAATCTTTGAGAGTTGGATTAGAATGATAAGCATACTTAGTCGCAACATGAACTGGGTAGTGTCTAATTTCTTCAAGAAGTTCAGACTTATCACCTGAGTGGATACGGATAGTATCAATTAATACCTGACCTCCAATAAGTTCGTCAAGTTGGAGACGAGTGGTAGATGCATTAGCATCCTGTGAAATTTCAAGATCAAACTGAAGGTATGAGTTCTTTGGTTTGAAAGCATCAACATTCGGTGGAATGTAAAATTCAATTAATTTCTGAGCGTTGTATGATAACCCGTTTTGTGAAGGGATCGCAACATAACTTTCTTTAAGTGGGATTTTGTTATCCGCGACGAAGAATCCTGTAGTTTCGGACATATTTTATAATATGGTTGAATATAAAAATATTTTAAAAAAAATAAATACTAAAAAAATTTATAAATGAAATAATCTATAAATGAAATAATCTATGAAGTTCTTACATTCGCAAATGATCCAGCAAGAGAACTCTGTGCAGTTTGTTGAATAGTTGCTGGTGGTGGAGTACTTTGATCAGCAGCAACTTTTTGTTTCGTGGCTACAGCCTCGCTTGCTGCGTCCAGGACACCTGATGCTGCTTGAATACCAGAACCAACAACTCCTAATATTTGTAAACCAGGAACAAATCCTAACATATCTAAAGCACTTCCCCCAATAGCTCCAAGATTAGCAATCTTTTCTCCAAGATTATCTCCAGCAAGTCCTTTACCGGAGGTTAATGATTTATATTCAGCAGCAACATCTAAACCAGCAGTAGCAAGTCCCCCAAGAACACCAACACCTTTACCAATTGCTCCAGCTACCTTTAATCCAGTTCCACCTGCTTCTAGTGCCTCGCCACCTGCAACAATCCCCTTACCTTTAGAAAGAACATCCGAACCTTCTTCAAATGTTCCTTCACTTGTTTGTATTGCAGCACTTGGTCTTTCCACCGTTTCGTCAATCGCTTCACCTGAACCCTCGGCAGGTGCTTTAGGTTTTAAATCGTCGTCGGTTGGTTTAACTTCAGTAAATCCGGGTTTTCCCGCATTAGCAATAGCATTCTTGTAATTATTTAGAGATGATGCGACATTTGCTAAAGCAGTTACTTGACTAGCACCATCTTTAATTCCAGTCATAATACCAATTTCTTTGTCTTGATCTACTGCATTCGTTACAGCTGATTTGGCGATGCTTGCGTTTTGCTTGTTAGTCGCACGAATACTATCATTCAAATTAGCAACACTCTGCGACAGCATATTGCCCTGTGAGATAGCACTGCTCATATTGTACATATCAAATCCCATTTTTAGTTATACTGATGTTAAATAAAATAATATTAATCAATCTTTTCTATTTTTTTTTGTTCTGTTATTTCCTTATTCTCTTGTGAGTTTTTGCCTCCTTCAACAATAACCTTCTCAAAGTTCTTATACATTAGTGGAGGATTTCCTAATTTCATATAACAAAAATCATATTTGTTTGGAGTACATTGATGATAATATTTTAACCATTCCTTTGGTCCGTGGAATTGATCTCCATACTCCTCGGCAATAGCATTCAATTCACGTTGATTTGGAAATGGGCTGCCGACTAACACATCGGTTGCGTTCGCGCGAATAATCGGGTCCACAGCCCCGCGGAACTTTTGAACTGATATCACAAGTAATTTAATATTATAATGTCTTGACCTTGTTACTAGATTAGCAATATGCTTGTCCATTATCCCGACGCAATCATCTAATACCATTGCTATTTGTGGTCTATTTTCTTCATCATAATCTAATTGTCTATTTGTAATATCATGTATTAACTGAGGACTATACTTATCATAACAAGTAAATCTTTTTTTCATAAATCTTGATGATCTATCTATATTGATTGTTGGCGAAATCACAATCACATCATCAAAGAAGTCTTGACCATAGAAGTTGTCATTAAGGAATAAATTACTAATTAATACCGACTTTCCCGTACCACGAGGTGCAAGCATCAATAACATCTTTCCTTCTCCCGGAAGATCTACACCGACCTCAGGAAGGTTTGGATGGTGAAACTTACCAACACCATTATTTTCTGATTTTATAGGAATGACCTGAGGATAATCCATTTATAAATATATATTATAAAAAAATATTACTGATATTTATTGAAAATTATATATGTGCTTTGATGCGAACCCTTGGTCCCCTGCGTACAACTTCGCAGGGTACACAGCCTGTCGGATCACTTCTTGTGCTTTTGCTTTTTTTATTTCTTCATCCTGCTTTTGTTTTTTAATTCGTTTCCTTTCTTGTCTCATCATTTCTTGTTTGGTTAATGCTTCTTCAATCGCCTTTTGAATAATACTATCATCGATTTCGGCTTTTACAGGAGGTGGCGTTGCTTCAGGAATATCATTTACAATATTTTCCATTTCCTTTATCTTTTGTTCCTTTTGTTTTTTATTTACTTTACTTTCTAGTTCTTTGAGTTTTTTCTTTTCCTCAGCATTTCTACGTCGTGTTTCCAATGCTTTCTCCCTTGCCTGAGCAAGTTTTAATTTGTGAGACTCAGACATTTGTCTTTTTGGTTTCGATTCTTTTTTTACAGGTTTGACTACAGGTTCACGACCTTGACTGGTCTTATCTTTTTTCTTTTTTTCAAACACTTCATCAGGATCAATGTCTCGCACTTTCATCTCAATTTGCAATTCTTCGGGAAGCATGTCCTCATCACTTTCAACAATTAGTTCAGGATCATTGACAATTTCCGGTAAAACTGATTCACTCATTTGTATTAATTGTATATTTTTTTCTAAAATAACTAAAAATTTTTAATATTCATTACAAAACTTGTACAAATTACTTTTTCTACTTCTTTTTAGCGCGGATGTGTAACATTACAATTGTATCTCCAATTAATCCATTGATAAGTTTATCCTTACGATCCACAATATCAATACTAAATGAATTTATTGGTGTATCTCCTATATTCCCGAGGTCTAAATAAGTCTTTTCTCCGGGTTCAAAATACAGACCGCCTTGTTCGTTCCCTGCATTATCAAACCGAGGACAATGGTATAGGATTTTACTATCTGTACCAGTAAGACCATTCTTAGATAATTGAGTACCTGAACTTAGTCTTACAAATATACTATCTTGTGATTTAAAAACAGGAACATCGGTGCTTGTAAATAGTTCAAAGGTGTTACTGAAGGTTGTAGATTTTACATACTGTTCATTTTCAAATCCTAACAATTCGTCTGCGTTGTATCCATTCACTTGACGACCAGGTCTTTTATAGAGTTGAGTATTCCCAACAACCAATACAACATTATTGTCTAATGCGCTACTTGCGTTTACGCCAGCAAATGTATATAGATCAGCATCATCTAAATCATTATAAAATCTTGTATCTAATTTTTGACATAATGAAATCTCACCATTCAATAAACATGTTCTGTAAAAGTCCATTGATAAATTATTACCAGCATTATCTTTACCTGAGTAACTAAAATCAGTTGGTGCCCGACCTTCAAAGGTTTTTATTGTTGCTATAAGAGTTTGTTCTAAAGAAATTTTTGGATATAGATAGGCACAACTTTGGGCTACAGGTTTAAAGTAATTATCCTTTCCAGGAGTTCCTAAATCAGGACTACATACTTTAGTTCGTGCACCACCACCTTTAGATAGATAAAATTCAACTTTATCATTTGTAATTTGAAATTCAAGATAATTGAAAGTACTTGCATTAACACCTAAATCATATGGTGTTGCGTATGTTGCTCCTGTGTATCCATAATATATAACTTCTTCCATATAGAGTTGATCACCTTGATCTTGTCTAACAACATGGTATAGTTTAAGATCACTTCCATCCCTTACAGCAACAAAATCATAAAAACCAAATTCACCTTCATCAGCATAAGGCGGTCGTTCGTTTTCAAGATCAGCATATCTATTTAATCCCATAGCCCATTCAATCCCAGCACCACTAAAGTCTATGATAAGTCTTCCTTCATTAGCACTTAATGGAGCATCAGTAAATTGTGCTATTCCACCATTACCCCCAGCAGTTGCTGTCATAACACCTGTTGATGAATTGTAAGTGTAATCTTCATAACCTGCTTGTACTGACTGAGTTGTTGTCGGTAAAGATGAAGTCGGGGCTGCAGTTGTATAGTTAAATCGTAAATTGTATCCTTGAAAATCACCGCCAGCTTTCTGTACACTAGCATTGAATGTATCTTGAAAATCAGGATGAAAGATTGCTTTTTTAAATCTTGGAACAATCATATCAGCAAAAGCATCCTGATCAAATGTTCCTTCGTTTAATGTGATATCATTTACATTCCTTATCGATCTTGTATATGCTTCTTCATAAGGATCATAAGTTTCATCTAAATATGCTCCAATATACAATCCCATACGATTATTCGCACTTGACACATGTGCCTGACCTTCTTTATTTATTTTAAGTGATTGAAGTGCTACTTCTGAGTCTGCCTTAACAATTAAAGGTGATTCAGTTATATTGGTAAAAGAGTTTGGTTGTGATATCCCGCCTCCATTATTGAAATCTTCGTCATTTGATAATAACACTAAAGACATTTTAAACAAGATCAATATAAAAAAAATATATTAAAAATATTATAAAAATGCCTAAGAAAAACAAATGTAAGTCTTACAACAATAATGATTGTTACAATCTTGAAAAGGTACAGGAAGATGCAAAAAAAATAAAATCAAAAGATGTGTTTGAAGGTTACAAAGATAATAAGCGAAGTAATCTGAAGAAGATAAAGACTGATAATAAGCGAAGTAATCTGAAAAAGAGTAAGTATTAAATCTGCGTTATTGGTTATGACACCAAAGTTGTACCTCTTGGAACATTTTTAAAAGGTAAGTTTAACATTTTAAAAGGGGTGTAACACCCATGTTATAGGGAAACAAAGGGAAATGGAGTATTTTATATTTTTTTACAAAAAGTACATATGAAAAATAATTAATTAATTATATAATAAATATAATATCTATAAAGGAGGTTTGAGCAATCATAAACTCAAAATTACCATTTCCCTTTCATTACCTTTACTTTGGTGAATATCCCCTTTTAATTTTTGGATTTCCCCTTTTGATTTGTTGCAGGGACCCACAACGTTTGTTTATCACGAATTGTGAGTATATTATTTAAGGATAATTATATTGTATAAATCATGGAAGATTCCGCTGAAAATACAAAAACTTTTACAGTCCCTCTTGATTTAATAGAAGGTTCGGACTACAGAACCTTCGAACAATTATGTGATAGATTAGCAGAGATAGTTTTAGAATTCTATGATGATGGAAAGTATTCTTATAGTGAATACAAACTCTCTAATAAGAAAATTCCAGATACTCATAGACAAGTTAAAACAAGAGTGAAAAAATTCTTACATAAGTTTGATGATAACAAAACATTCTCTTCAAAAGTATTTAGTAGTTTTTTCCTTTATATGTGTGAGATGGATGAATCATTAATGACAAAATTGAAAACTAAAAATAGAAGTTTCATTAAAGAAAACAGAGATCTAACTGCCGAAGTCCAATCACTCAAAGCATTGAATGATGAATTACAAAGTAATATGGATGGTAAAATTCAGGAAATGTTAGATACTGAAGTAGATAGCATGTTGGAACATACTATGGAAGAAGAAAGACAACAACATCGTGCCGCTATGAAAAAACGTTATGATATCATAGGGAAGCAAGATCGAGAACTTGAAAGATTAAAAGAATACATACGAAGTGGTAATGAGCAAACAACAAAACAAGCGGCACTACTTGTAGAAGAACTACACAATGTAAAGGAAGAATTAAAGAAATATAAGGAATGTGGTACAGGTAATGCAGGGCGTCCTAAATTAACTAAAAAAGAAAAGAAACGTCGTAAGTTAGAAAAATTAAAAAAAGAAATGGAATCACTACAAAGTAGTAGTGAAAGTGATAGCGAGTGAATTAATATCTTTTCATATTTTTTTTTATTATATATAAATTAAATGCCTCGAACAAAAGAAGGGAAACCTGTGTTGTATAAACCTTTTAAGAATACAACATCATCTAAAAGTAAATATTTCGTCTATGTGAAAAGTGATACAAAAAAAGGATACAAGAAAATTGGATTTGGTTATAAGGGGATGGATGACTGGCGGTCAGGAACTGCAACAAAAGAACAAAGGAAATCATATAAAGCAAGAGCATCAGGTATCAAAAATAAAAAAGGTGAATTAACTTACAAAGATAAAAACACAGCGAACTACTGGTCTTATAATTACTTGTGGTGATCTAATCAAACACTACCAATACCTTACCATGTTTTACATGTAATGAGGTGTGGACCTTTTTGCTTGTGAGTTGTTTTATTTGAAGATCCTTTTGAACCTTTTTAGAGATTACAGGATAAATTCTTTCATTACAATATGGATTTTTGTTTAATAGATTACACATTCTACGACATGTTGGTAAATCACCAAACTGTGCTATTCTTCTTGCTTCACTATATATTTCATCAATAGTATCAAAATAAGATATCTCTACTACATATCCTCCTTTGCAAAAACTAATGATAAGTTTTGCAATCTTCATAATTTCTGCTTTGTCTTTAATTGATAAGATCTTTTTTTGATTTGGTTTAATTAAATGTTCTTTTAACTCGTTAAGGTTTTTAATATCATAAAACTGTTCATCAGGGATAATATTATCTATCGTGTTGAGAACATCTATAACTTGTTCAGATAATTCTTTTTTGTTGTAATCATCTGGATCTTCTATCGGTAATTTAAACAATTTTACAATTTCAAGGATATCCCTCCTGGAATGTGATTTATGGATATTTGTGATAGTCATTTATATATATATACATATATATTTATTTTAATATTCTAACTGCTCGTCATTTAATTTATATTTTGAATATGTGAAACCATTTTTAGCATCGGGGATGTGTAATGTTCCAAATGCCGGAAACACAAAGTATTTTATTATATTTCTTTTTTGTAGTTCATGATACGCAACATCAATGGCTCTATATTTACGATTAGAATATACATCATCTATTGAGGATAATATTTTAGATGCAACTTCTTTATTTGGAATGTAATACGCACAGGCGTGTGTTATTCTATATTTTTCAGTATCTATTTTTTGAATTAAATTATTATCCTTTTTGATATTTTCTATGATATCTTTTTTCTTATCAGTGAATGTATTGTAATCTTTCACTAAACAAGAATTTATTTGTCCTCCAAGATATACAAAATCCTCGGGAAGTATTTTGACAATTTCTGATAATAGTTCCATATCTTTTACGATACAATCATCTTCTAAGATACATACATCATGTAAGTCTTCGTCAATAATCTTTTTTAATACACCTTTGTGTGATTCACTACAAGCACAAATCTTTTTTCTTAATTCTATTTTACAATTGTATCTGAAATGGTATTTATCTAATATATCATCTGTGATGTCTTCCCACCAAATGGATTTTAATAGTTCATAATCATCATTATATTTAGAACGTCTTTCAGGATATGCATTAATCACAAATACCTTCATAGTATAATAAATGATTTTATTTTTAATATTTAGAAATATGAAAACGAAATATAAGTATATTATAAATGAGTAGTTGCGGTGATAAGGAATGTAAATGTACTTACTGTAATAATGATAACTATGATAGATATATTGGAGACCATATGAGAGAGTGTTTAGACAATATCAATCGTTTTTTATCGAAACCAGTTGAAAAGTTAAATGACGCAGACGAAGAACGTTTTTATAAAATGATTATGTATCAATCACAAATGGAATTAGCACAATTAAAGAAATTAAAAGACCTTTGTATTGAAAAATAAAATCTTTGTTACAATAAATGAGTATTTTATTACATGGTGATTGTCTTGAACATATGAAAGATATAGATGATAATTCTATAGACTTTATTTTTTGTGATTTACCTTATGGTCAGACAAGTTGCAAGTGGGATTGTAAAATAGATTTACAGAAGTTTTGGATTGAAATTATGAGAATTAAAAAATTAAATACACCAATCTTTATGACAACTACAACAAAGTTTGGTGTTGAATTAATAAATAGTGCTCCGAAAAAATGCCCATTTAGATATGATTTAGTATGGGTGAAAAGTGCTCCTGCTGGTTTTCTAAGTGCTAAAAAGATGCCTATGAGAAAGCACGAAATGGTTTATTGTTTTTATGAGAAATTACCGTTTTATGATTTATCTAGTCATACTCATAAGTTTATAAAGGAAGTTCCAACAAAAAGACGTGGTAAAGATGGTGTTGATAATGTTGGTATGATTAAAAATAGAAGTAAAAGTGGTATGGAAACACAAAATAAATATGACCCACCACTACCAGTATCAGTTGTTAAAGAAGAGATAATTGAACCGAATGAAGAATATGATAAAAGAGATAAGAAGGTAAGAAATACAATCAAGAAAGAAGAAAACTATGGTAAAAGTTATTTAGATAAAAAGATTAATTTTAGAAAGTATGATCCAACACTCGGGGGAAATGGAGCACCAAGTCATCTTTATGATCCACCCTTA